TGAGTGTTCTTCCTCTAAAAGGAATCTCTATACTACCCATATTAGATGCAGGTAGTGCAGTTGATTTACATAAAAATTTAAAGATACCATTTTCTGCATCATCTCCAGGACTCCATGCTTCAGCAATTGCTGTAGGGAAAGTAGGAATTGATACTTCAAATAGATTGGGTCTAGCACCGCCGCCAATCAGTTTTGCTTTAAATTGTGAAAGTGTTCTTGTTTCAGCCATTGTTTTAAGTCCTCCTTATGTTATTCATATAATGGTTAAACAGTTCCTACAACTTCTTCAAAGCTAACACCAGTACGGGTAGCAACGAAGGTTAGAGTGACAAAGTTGATAGACTTGGTTGGTTTCAAGTAAATATCAGCTCTAAACTCATTATTGTCAATAACATCAGGGGTGTTATTAGTTTCATCACAAACAACTAGGAAGTCATATAGACCTCTCTTAGCTTGAACATCCCTTAAGAATGGTTCAACAATGTTCACAAAATTAGATCTTGTGTTAACATCATTGAGTTCAAAGAGTTGAGCATTTGCTGCTCCCTCAAGTGATTGTTCTACTGTTAAGAATAATCTCCTAACATTTATTCTATCAAATGCAGATGCATATGCTAATCCAGTTTTATCACCAAAGAGTAGTATACCTGCTCCTTTCTGATTAATAATTGGATTAATTCTAGAAGAATAAAGTAGATCTCTTTGATCTTTGCTTGGACTATATGCTAATTTGATAGCATTATTCAAGATTCCTCTTTGTTGTCCTGCAGGTGAGAACCAAGGGAATGCAAGTATTCCAGTTCTTACCATCATTCCAGCAACATCACCATTACATGGGATGAATCTGAACTCATTATTAAATCTATCAAACATGTATTTGTATCCACTGTCAAATACACAATATGATGAAGATGATAAAGGACTAAAGAATTTCAACACATTAGTAGTTTGTGTTGTTGTATTAGATACATTAACAACATTTCCCCTATGAGGACTTATTGTTGCCATGCAATCCTTTCTCTTATTAGCAAGAGCAATCAGTAAGTTTGCTTTTGCTTGTGTTTCACTCTCTGTACCTAAGCCAGGACCCATCATCAAGAAGTCAATTTCAACATCATCCTTATTCTCAAATAAGTTATATGATGTTAGCAGTCCACCTAGTGTTGCTGTATAGTTGCCTGTTCCAGCACTATAATCTTTACCACCAGTGAATGTGTAAGATACATTTCCTAAACTACTGTAGTTTATGCCTTGTGCATCTTGTCCCCAGAGACCATCTCCAACTGCAATCTTAGTATAATTTGGACTTGCTGATGTTCCAGTATATCCATTTACTATTGGTTCAGTATTAAAATAAGCATCACCAGCAGTGGATGGGTTATATCCAGCATATATTTGTGTTGAAGTCTTAGCAAGATAATCTTTATAGTAGATCTTCTTACCAGTTTCACCATCTGCTATAGCATCTTTTGCCTTAGAAAGGTTTACATGCTTCTCTAGAATATTACCTTGTATTCCTGTTATATTTCCTGTGTCATCTACAACTACAATATGTAATGCATCATTTTTACCTTGTCTCTGAGAAACGAAGTTGCTAGTTGTAGGCTTAGGTGCTACTGATTTCCAGAATACTGTTGAATTACTTAATCCAAGAGTCTGTGAATCATACCAATCAGTCTGTGTTGCAACTGGTTCTGATCTTCCTGATGCCCCGCCACCACCAGTGTTAATTCCTGAGTTGTTAACAAAGAACACTGTATCACTTGCTTCAAATGATTTGTTAGGATCACCTTCAGCATAATCAATCTTAGTTTCTGTACCAGCAGAAGATACTCTAGATAGAACCTTAACATCTACTGTTGATGCTTTACCAGTTGCATCTGTAGAAACACCTGTGATGATTCCTTTCAGATATCCAGTAAAGGTTGATGTTGTTCCATCTCCTGGTATTGTTACACCAGATAATGCTGATGTTATACCATATCCAACTATCATACCAGCAGTAAGTGGACTGTCAGTTGTGATTCCTAGTGTTTGATCAGCAGCATTATCAATGAAACATACTTTCATTGAGTTTGCCCAAGAACCAGGGTTCTTTGCTGCATATGTAAAGTTAGTTGCACTAGAATAGTTTGCATCATAGTCATCAAAGTTCTTAATCTTTGCTGAAGATGTTGATGCAATACCTACACCTGCATTAGCATTGTTTAAATTAGAATCATCTGTTCTAACTATCTTTAGGACTCCTCCATAAGAAAGAAATGATGAAGCAGTCATCCAATACTCATACTGCGCATTTGCAGTTTGAGGTTTTCCAAATGTATCAATAAGACCTTGTGATGTATTGATTTGAGTGACTTCATCTACAGGTCCTTTTGTGAAAGGTCCAGCAATTCCACCAGTGTTGTCTAATACGTTCTCAGCTCTTCCTACTGTAAGATCAACTTCCCTGATTAATACACCAGGAGACAATTGAGGAGTAGCCATGTTTTTTTCCCCTTAAAATTTCTCAGTTTATCTGAAAATATTTATTGTTTTTAACTTTTTCAGAGGGGAAGCCGTACATGAACAATTACCAATCAGGATATAACCAATCTGAAAAAACTCTTTGCTTCTTTCTATTTTGTATAACTCTTCTTGTAGTGCACACTTTACACTCATATGAATATGCTGATGGTAAAGTTCCTCTGTCTTTTCTAGTTAAATAGAAACCATCTATAAGATTCTTAGTTTCACCACAAGTTCTACATTCTCTATCATTAAGGAATAGATGATTATAAGTTATTTGCTCATCTATATCCATATCATTCCACTATATCAAAAAACCATTTTATTTCTTTAATGTAGTCAAATGTGCAACCTATGTCTTTATCACAATTCATTTCATATTTTCTATCACATAAAAAATTTCTCAGTTCTTGTATTGATTCAAAAGAACCCTGAGTTTCCATATCTTCATTGTAAAGAACGTATGTCATTATCTATAGTCCCACATATAAGATCTATCACCATACTCATCAGTATGCCATCTATCTCCTTCTTGGTCAACAAAACTAGTTTCATCTAATCCATCTTCAATGAAACCAAAAGGAGACATATCTTGTTCTATTTGATTCTTTTGTTCCTCATATAATCTTTTTCTTACATCTTGATCTGTTAATTCTTTAAAATAATCTTGATTGACTAACCAAGCATATATTACAAGACACATTGCTAAGTCATCATTACATCCATCTTCTGCTTCAAATGAATTACTCTTTGATATAAATGTGGTCAGTTCAGATAATATATCATAATCTTTGAATAATAATTTATCAGACTCAATCATAGTCTTTAAATTTAATGATCCAATCTTTTTAACAGTCTTAGACATCTTAACTCCAAGTTGAGTTTTCTTACCTGAAAATCCTTGTCCTACTATTTGACCAGCTCTCCCTCTCATAGATGCCATTAATAAATTCTCATATTCAAGATCATAATGCAAAATACTTGCAACCTGATCTCCTATATCATTTACTTCACATAATATAAATGAATTATTATAATTTTTTGCTACTTCCCATATTACATTTGGAAACATCATTGGTTTGATTTCATTGTTTCTATATTTTGCAACTATCTGATGAGGAAACTCTGTAATATCAACTACTACAAATGCTGAATAATCTGCTCCTACTCCTCTTGCCACATCAACTGTAGTAATATAATCATGGTTTTCTTTTGTTTGTTGGAATATATCTAATCCTGCATTTGTGGTTAATGGTGATTCATATACTAAAGTTTTTAATTTACTAGGAGCAATTAAAGTATCAACTGATCCTAAAAATTCACACTCAAACTCAATCTTAAACTGTTGTTCTGATGTATTAGCAATAGTTTGCTCTTTCCATACTTCATCTCTACCAGGAACTTGAGACCAATGAACATCAGTAGGAACATATTCATTTTTTCCTTTCTCTGAATCATGCCACATCCTATAGAAATGATTCATTCCATGTGGAGTAGAAACTATGATGACTTTGGTGTTTTGGCCAGAAGTAATAGTAGGATATACAGAGGCAAAGAACGAGTCAGCAATATGATTAGGAACAAAGGCAAATTCATCCAGAAAAAGAATGTTGAAAGACATACCTCGGACTGCACTAGCAGAGGTAGACGCAGCCAAGATTTTAGATCCATTTTCTAACTCCAATGATCCACGGTTCCATACCAACACTCCTTGTTGCATCCATTTTGGAAGATTCTCATAGGCAGTTTGTAA